AGCCACAGTTCCGCTTGGAGGGGTCCAATCATAGCTCAGGGCTAACTTACCATTCTAGCATTCTCGCCCAAGGCGAGTCATACCAGAATTGGTAATAAGCAGAGGATCGCAAACTCACACCGAGCTGTCTACCCAACTCCAACCAAAAAGCCAACTTGTCAGGCTCATGTGCATAAAGCCGACAAAATGAATCTAAGGTCGAAGGGACATCTTCGGTGTTGCAGATGGAAACCAAATGCTTGTCAAAGTACATAGGTCGGGGCTCACCGGAGCGGAAATCCGTCCCGATAAATTCTAAACCAACATTCTGCTCTTTAACAACACAACCAAGGCTTTGAAGATGATCTATATAAGCGTCTGGAAAAGGCGATTGAATAGTATCATCTCCAACGGCCCCGATCGGTCGCAAGGGAATGCGTGCCCGACGACTTGCAATGACATGCAAGAAAAACATACAGTTTGAATTGGTCGATATCGTGTTGTAAACTCCTGATTTCATGAAACCCGAGAACTGTTGTTGATACACCAAACCATTTGAAAACAACAGTTTCGCATCACGAAAAGCATCGTCATACAACATGCGAACCAACCTAATCCAACTGGCGGACGGGTTACTACATAGGCGGGTGCGGAGTTCTAAATCCGCATCAAAAACCCAGCCTGGTGCGTTCACGTCCCAACCGGACATGTCCTTAGACATTGTCCAATTGTTCGTTTGCGCATAGGCCAGGAACCGCTTCCAACCACCGTAACACAAAATCAAACCTTGCAACGCGGGGGTGCGATAAACTTTCTTAATCAAAAGATCGTTCATCGCCCTGAAGGCCATATTCCAAGCAACCTGAACAGGCAGACTGCTCGCAATAATGAGCCTCCAACGACCCTCGCGCGCCTTAGCGATTTTGTGAGGCTCATCCTTAACAAAAACTCGAAAGTAATGGTCATAAGTACCAGCAAATACTTGCTGGACCATTATCCACAACCTACAAGCTTGTATAGGATCGGGATGATCTAATTCCCACTTGAGCCACTTACCAATGGTGGGCGCCTCCCGCATCAAGGGGTAACCAGGGGATGATGTCTTATCGAGGTCAACGAGAGCGCGATCAAACGCTTCCCGCTGATCCCAATCACTTGCCAAAGTCCATTTAACCGCGGAATACTCCAACTCAGCACACGCTAACGCGTATTCCAACTCGTCGCGTGTGGGTTCGACATAACTGCTCCGATTCAAGGCTGAACGCCCGGATTGGAGACAGAAAGAGCCGAACTCTGCTGCTGGACTGGTGTCAGCGACGACGTATCGCTCGTAGGCTTTTTGCGCAATTCGAGAAATTTCGCCAAATCCTTGCTGGATACGCTGCTTAAGCGATTCATCAAAGCCTGGCGGTCGATGGGTTTTGGTCGGGTTTTTCGAGCCGATGAACTTGAACCCTGGGATTTCTGGCCCGCCGGAAGGCTTCTCCGAGCTTTCACCGGCGGGCCTTGGAATTCCCCCGAAAAGTCCAATGCTTGAGGCAAACGGCCTTCGGGAACATAACCACGACGATCCAATTCCTCTTGGGCTAACTCGCCTTGCATTTCATCGACCCAACTAACACCCCGTCCAAAATCAACATCGCCGATCTCACCGGCTTGTTCCACCATCTGACGGCGGCGTTCAACTTGTTCCAACAGCTCTTTGTCAGAAATGTGATAGTGGCCAGTATCATCACGAACTACAACGGCATCACCAACTATTTCATAATGATGCCGCCGCTTAACGAGATGCTTGACCATCCATTCACTAGATTCCGGCAATTCAGCCGTGGCCAACTTCAACCGTGAATACAAGTACAATGTCTCGTAACCACCGGCTTGAGCGCCTCCATGGGTATGCATGCCCACACAAACCGAACCGTTCATGTAGGCCGAACCGCTAAATCCGGGTTGAGTCGAACCGTTATAATAAACACGGCCCAAGCCAACTCTCGCTAACTCCAAAACAGCCACGCTACCACGTTGATCACAAGATGACGTGACTGAAACCGCGGACCCATCCAACAACGGGCCCAACTTGGCAATAGACACACCCAGCCTCGACCAGGTGGACTCCGCAACTAAAAAGGCCGAAACGTCCGGCGCAATGGATATTTCCAACGAGGTGTCAATCTTGAACTCCCCGTCACGGCCTATAGCGTAGAGATCTTGTCTACACTGTATGTTGTGCGCCGCGGTGACCAAATAGTTTTCTATGCGTATGCCTGCCCCAACAATATACAACTTGTCGTCTTTCCTCAAAGCCAACGTAACTTGACAACCGGGGATCCGACAACCCTCCAACAAAGGGTTTCCAGGACACAATCCCTCGCCGTCAGTGCGGGCGGGATCGACTTCAAGCCGCAATTTCCGAGGCCGCATGGCACGAACTAAAGCCACCGCTCCAGCCGCAAACGCCAACCCACCGGCGACCGCTCCTATTTTGTAAGCAGAGAAAACTTCTTGCTTAACATAAATATCAGCTTTCCACCAGGGCTGCGGAATGCGAACCAACTCTTCCGTTTTGAACAAATCAACCAAACTTCGCAGAAAGGCCATTGTAAACGAAATCCTATAAGAAAACAAAGGAAAATCGCAATAATTTCAAATGCCAAAGTCTCTCTTTG